AGTCCAAGACCAAGCAATCTGTCTTGCCATCTGCAATGCGTGTGCCTCTTCCCATGCCTTGCACATACAGAACTGGTGACTGCGTTGGTCTGCACCAAATAATGCAATCCACATCTGGCACATCAAAACCAGTAGACAAAGCCAAGACAGTTACCAAGCAATGGATTTCCCCATTACGGAAATCCCTAATGAGGTCTTCCCTCTCTTGTTTTGGTGTCTCGCCACAGACAACGGCGGTTTCTACGCCAAGGGAATTTAGGCGATTACAGAGGCTTTCTGCGTTAACCACACTTGGTGTAAAGGCTATCCACTTCTTGCGGTCTGAGGCAATTCTGGTGGCTTCTAGGGCTACTTTGCCCAAGTATTTCTCAACCTCCAAGGACAACTCGCCAATCTTGTAATCTCCGTTGGCAATGCCAACTTTGCTGGCATCAATCTGGGTGATCACTCCAAACTTTGGCGGTACTAGCGGCGCAATGAATTCGCCATCAAGCAACTCACGCATAGTCACACGGCTGGCGAACCCTGTGAAGAGTGGATCATCTCCATCTGTCAGCCAGACCCCGTTGCCCCTAAAAGGCGTGGCAGTCATCCCAACTGTGCGGTATTCGCAGAGTTCGGACAGCTTGGACAAGAAGGTGCGGTACATCCCCTTTGGCTTTGTGTCTACCAAATGCGCCTCATCAATGATCACCATCTTGATGTCACCAAGCAAATGTGCAGACTTGGCAATTGATCCTATGGTGGCAACAATTACATCTGCGTCATGCTGTTTTTTATTGAGGCTTGCACTCACAAAGCCAACCTTAATTGTTGGTGGCAGGAGGGCTTTCAACTTCTCAGCGTTCTGCTCTGCCAACTCCTTACTAGGAACTAGCACCACAGTTCTAGGGTGAAAGAGAGGCCATTGCTCCCACATCTGGCGCACAACTTCAGCGCAGATCACAGACTTACCCGCCGCAGTTGGTAGGACTAGCAACGGGATGTCTGTGACCTCTTGATGCTTTGTCCACCAATCAAACAAGCTGGTGACTGTGCGAGATTGATACTCACGCAGGATCATTTTTTCTCGCCTCAAGCATTGCGTCTGCCATTTCGTAAGCAGTCTTTGCAATGTAATTGCATTTTGGCTCCTCAACATCAACCACCATCCCTTGCATAGCCTGAGCCGCAAAATAATCTCTTAAAGTTATTTTTTCAATTGGTACTGTTTTCATACAAACTTGCCTCCATGTTGCTTGCGTATCTCCAAGCATTGCTCGTCCACCAAAATAGTCTTGTCTGCACAGGCGTGTATTTCCTGACTGCTCAAGTGGTCTGGGTTCTTGGCTGGATCGCCATTAGTAAAGCGTTTGCCATCTGCCATCTGGTAGACAACTCCATCTCCATCTGTGTCAATAGGATGGGCAGTCTTAGCCAACAGAATTGGAATGATCCTGTGGTCTGCACAACCTTGTCGCTGGTCATCAACCGACAAATCTTTTTTGTGCGTTTGGCAACTCCATCTCGCCTCTCCATCCATTTCTGGGGTGGCGTGGGCGCATGATCTGCAAGATGTGGCTGGTACATCTTGGGCGTGGCAAATTGCGTGGTAGTCGCAGAATTTACATTCATACCAAGAAGGATCAGCAGAGACACCAACAGGTGGCTCCGTGGCGGTGATGACTGCAATAGCTTTGTCAATGATGGCTTGTGCCTCTTGCGCGTCAAACTCGACTCGTTCTGTATAGATTTCATCGTTATCCTTGTTGACTACAAAGTACAAAGCCCTTTTGCAACCATCATCTGCAAACTCATCCTGAGTCCACTTCATGTATATTTGCATCTGCCCATAGTGTTCTGGCTTGGACTTCTTTACGCCATTTTTTTGCATATCCCGAAACATCTTGTCTGATGCGGTCTTGATCTCCAAGATGTGCGGTGACTTAGGAGCCTGTGGCAGACCCGTGATGATGCCATCACAGTTGCCTTGGAAGTGACCACCAGAAGACTCTTCAACAAATGACCATTGCTTGCCTGTGACTGGATTGTTTTGATAAACAGTACAACCAATCGATGCCAAGTCTTTGTAGACCCGTGGCTCTTGCAAGTGACCAGATTGGAACACTCGATACAAGCGACCTGAAAATTGTGGAGCCTTAGACCAGCGGAAGGAATACCAATGTTGTCTTAGGCAAGGCTTGCCAATAGCAGAGGCTCCAAGGTATGGACGCTGTGGTTCAGAGCCATACTTTGCCTTGTAGTAAGCAAAGATGGCATCTGCCACAGGGTCAACTACCGCAGTTGGTAGTTGTGCCATATTACTTCTTAGCCCATGCTGGGGCTTTGGAAGTTGTGGGTGCAGTAGCTGGTGCTGTATCAGCGACTTGTGCTGAATGCGTAGGCGTAGCACTAGAGGCAGACTCATAGCCCTTGATGTTGTTGCTCTCTTGGTACTTGCCATCTGCCTCACGGACTGTCACCTTGACTCGTACAGGCTTGTAATGCAATGCAGAAGTGTCTTCCAACTTGATCACATTCACAGCATGGCAAAGAGCAGACAGTTGAGCCTGTGCAATGCGTTGGGTGGTTTCGTTGTTGTGTTCGATGTTCATGTTGTCCCACACACGGCGGCCTTTGTACTGCCCATCAATGATCTCCAAAGTCAGCTTTAAGCCTTGGCCATTGCCAGAACCAAGAGGGCGAATGTCAGACTCCGTGATGTGCGCCAAATAAGTGCCAGCGGGTAAGACTCCATTTGATACCTGTGGAGCGACAGCGGATGCGTCAAAAGAAAAGTTAGCCATTTTTTAAATTCCTAAAGTTAATAAAGTTACGGATTGAAAGATCAAGACTGTGCTTTTGTCAAAGCGTCTTGGAATACCGCCCAATCAAGCGGCATATTGGATAAGCCAAAGCGGTTGCCACCGCAATGGGCTGGGTGCGCCTCAACGTGGAGGATGCGTTCACCCGTTGTAGTTGCCTTGGTTTCTTTCTTATTGAAACCAGCATCTGTTTTGTTTGTGTAGATTCTGTAACCAGCGTAGCCAATCACATCTGCCCATTCCTGCACCAATGCGGCGGCTCTGTCATGGAGTTTCAAAACATGGGAGTCATAGCCCTCAGTCAGCGGGTCTTCCACTCGTTTGATCTTGTCGTGTGCAATCAGGATGATGCCCATCTGCTTGGTGGATCGGAGGACTTCCAGACCAGTAAGAAGGTTGCGCCATTCTTCAGCGGCGGCAACGTAGCCCTTCCCAAAGCCAGGCTGTTCGATGTTCTTCCAACCATTCTGTTTGCACACATGATCCTGCACCATTGGCTCCAACCAATCGAGCGAGTCGATAAACAGCGTCTTGAAGTCATGCTCGTTGGTGATCAATGTCTCGATAGCTGAATAGACCTCTTGCAAAGAACTCGCCAAGGGGAATGCGTTTGTGTCTACTGCATCTGCACCATCTTCTGTAAGGATGCCAATGGCGTTAGGTGCGTGTGATGCAAAGGTGGTCTTGCCAATCTTGCCTGCGCCAACTAAACATATTTTTGGCGCACGAACACGGCGGGTCTTAGTAATGGATTTGAGATCGAACATATTAGTCTTTCAGAGTTACGGATGGTTTTGCGGGTTTGGATGTAAAAAATTTAGCGGCCTCTGCATACGCTGGGGCATCGAGTTCTTGTAAGGCACGAAGTTGACGCAGATCGATGTCTGGTTTCCAGCGAAATGCTTTCTGCACATTGGCTCCAAGCATCTCGAACACAGCAGACAAGGCTTCTGCATCGACTGTGCGGGTCAGCTTCCAAGCGATGGAGAACTCCTCATCATTGTGTGTACCCTCACCGCCATCTGGCGTGGCGTACAGCGCAAGAATCTTGTTCTCCACATCGAGGCGGTTCTTCTTGGCAGTTTCCTCCGCCATTTTTGCGGCTCTAAGTTCCGCAACAAGTTTAGTAATCATTTGAGTTTTCCTTTAAGTCTTCAAGGGCGGATTCGCAGATGTGATCTACGATGGACTGCATAAGCAGATGGGCAATGTCAACGCCATTGGTGTAGGCGTTCACAAGGTTCATGCACTCGTCTATGTCGGGTGCGTCTGGGTAGTTTTCTTCTGCTGGTTCGTACTCCAGTTTGCATTGGAGTTCGACACCTTCCACCTCGCAGTTAAATTGGTAGAGGTCTGGGTTCATGCTCTGATCCCCCATGCGTTGACTAAAGGTTGAGCATCATACTTACGGACAAGCTCAACAGTTGATTTAAAAGAGCCAGCGGTTCTGTGGGTGGGTCTGCCCCAAGCATCCTTGGCGTTGAGGTTGACCAGTTGCCCACGGCGAACTGCCATGTAGACGGCGTTGGGTGTAAAGCCCTCTGCCACAATTTCTTTGATCGTGCGTGGCTCGGCGCAGAACTCTTGGAGTAAGGTGATGTGGGTCATGTTGACCACCATGCCACCAAGAGCCAAGCAAAGCCTACTGCCACCAGCGTGGCGGCGAGGATGTCTTTGAGGGTTTGGTTCATTTCAATTGTCCTGTAAAGGTTGAAAGGGATGGGGCTTGCGCCCCGTGGGATTAATAATCTTGACCAGCCCGTGCGGGTTGTGCGCCTAAGAACTGTGGGTTAAATGGGGCATCATGTTTCCATGCCACCTCTTTCTTGGCATCGATGCGTTTGAATAAGTCTGCTTGTTTGCTGGTTTCGCACTTCACGCATTGATACTGATCTGCCTTGAACTCAGACCAATTACCTGACATTGGTGTGCGTAGAATGTTTCTGCCACAAGCGGTTTTGGATGTCATTCCAGAACCATATTTGTTTAAGTGCATTACTCTCATTGTGTTGTCCTTAAAAGATGGGGCTTTCGCCCCGTAGGTGGGAGATTACTTGCGTTCTACTGTGCCAACCAATTCGCCATCCATGATTAAGAAGAGGATGTGTTTGGCAATATTGAGGGTTTGGCGGCTAGATTCTTGTGCGCCACCAGCAATCAGTTCTTGAGCATCTGACATCAGGCCAGCAACGATCATGTGGCCACCTGTAAATTGGTAAGTGATGGATTGCTTAACTGACTCTACATAAGCATCGATGTCTGAGACACCATACATATTTAAATTTTTGTTGTTTGTTAAAGTTGCGTTTGTCATTTTGTTTCCTTTGGTTGACCTTGCGGCGTGATGTGCAGAGAACCTATTTCCCTGCCCATGACCAGAATTCTAGCAAAAAACTAGAGGTTTCTAGCGTTTTGATAGAAATATTTAAAAATAATTGCTATCGGTATCCCTAATAGGGTTTGCACCTATATCAACAGAGTTCTATCTTTCTGCTAGACTCGCTCCCCTATGAACACACTTAATATCACTCCCGAAGAGAGGAGAGAACTGGCCGAGAAGGTTGGACTCTCAGAACAATATATCTACCAATGCTTGACAGGAAGGCGAGAAATGTCTGCTTGGCAGGCTGTCTGGGTTGAGCAAGAGTCAGGTGGCAAGATCACCAGAAAGATGCTCTGTCAGGGGTCTTGGCAGGCGATTTGGCCTGAACTGGTGGAGGCACAAGCATGAGAGTCTTACCAGTAAAAAACGAGGAAACAGAACCTTGGTTGCTTCAAAAACACTATGCCAAGCGTATGCCACAAATCATGTTTGCCTTTGGCTTATACGAGGAATCTAGTCTTGTTGGTGTGATTACTTATGGGATTCCCGCTTCTCCACCTTTGTGCATGGGTATCTGTGGAAAAGAATTTTCTAATAAAGTTTTGGAATTAAATCGAATTTGCTTAGAGTCAAATAATAAAAATTGGGCTTCTTTCTTGGTTGCAAACTCCATGAAGCTATTACCAAAGCCAACAATCGTAGTTTCATTTGCTGATATGGCTCAAGGCCATATTGGATATGTTTACCAAGCATCAAATTTTATTTACACAGGTCTGTCGGCGCATAGGGTTGATTGGACTATCAAAGGCCAAGAACACAAACACGCTAAAACTATTGGTGATGGCCTAACCTTAGAAGCAATAAAAGCAAAACATGGAGATGATTTTTACTATGTTGAACGCTCTAGAAAACATAGATATATCTTTTTTGTTGGTTCAAAACGAGACAAAAAGGAACTCAATTCAAAACTTAAATACCCCGTAATGCCATATCCAAAGGGTGACTCTAGGCACTATGACTCAGGTGGCATCGTTAACAAACAGGAACTTTTATTCGCATGACATCTATCACAAACATATTCCCCAACGGCTTTGCGGCGGCTACAGAGAGTCAAGACTTAGTGAGTCCTGTTGAGGGATTCACCAAGCATTGCGAGGCTCAAGGGCTGGTGATCAGAGACTTGATTGCAGATGGCGAGATACATCGTGTGCCTCACATCTTCTCCAAGAAGGGTGCAGTTGATGGGTGGTATATCTTGCACCTAAGTGGCAAGATTCCTGTGGGTGTTTGTGGCTGTTGGAAGGAGCCAACCTTTGAGTCCAAGTGGATGGCAGATATTGGTAGATCGATGTCATTCTCTGAGAGACTAGAGCATGACAAATGGGTAGGAGAGTTCAAAGCCAAGCGTGAAGCTGACAGGGTGGCAAGCCAACAGGTGGCGGCTGAGAAGGCAGAGGATGAAGTCAGTACCTATGCTGATGCAAGTGCAGACCATCCGTATTTGGTGAGGAAGAGGATTGAGCCTCACGGGATAAAGATTGATCGTGCAGGCAGACTGGTTGTGCCTGTGAGTGACAACCAAGGGGAAATCTTGAGTTACCAAACGATTGACGCAGAGGGAAACAAGAGGTTCTTGAAGGGTGGCAAGATTGAGGGTGGTTTCTATGAACTCAGAGGAAATCGCAAGGTGATCTTCATTGGTGAGGGTTTCGCAACCTGTGCGAGTATTCACCAAGCGACAGGGTTCACAACTCTGGTGGCTTTTGATTGTGGCAATCTCGCCAAGGTAGCTAAGAGTGCCAAGGAAATGTTCTTGGGGTCAAGGATTGTGATCTGTGCAGATAATGACCAGTTCACGGAGGGAAACCCTGGCATCACCAAAGCGAAGGCGGCGGCAGGGCTTGTGTTTGGGGAAATTGTGTATCCAACATTCAATGAGTCTGATCTGCCAAGCAAACCAACAGACTTCAATGACTTGCACACCTTACAGGGAATAGAGGCAGTTAAGGAGCAGATCGAGAGAGTGGCTCTGCCTGCCATAGATAAGTTGGCGTTTGAGTTCACCAGAGCAGATAGTCTGGAACTCACAGAGATTAAGTGGGTGGTAGATGATTACATCGAGGCAGATAGCTTGGCGCAAGTCTTTGGTGATCCTGGCGGCGGCAAGTCGTTCGTCGCCATCGACTTGGCTTGTTGCGTTGCAACTGGCAAACCTTGGCATGGTCACGATGTCAAGCAGGGTAGCGTGTTCTATATCGCAGGAGAAGGCCATAACGGGCTGGCAAGGCGATTAAAGGCATGGCAGATTGGTAACGGCACATCTCTAGCTGGTGTGCCTCTCTACAAGTCCCATCGTGCGGCTCAGTTGTACGATGCAACAGAGGCGGCAGTTGTGGCTGAGTCGATTAAGCAGTTGTCAGCAGAGGCTAATTGCATCCCAAGCATGATTGTGATTGATACCCTAGCCAGAAATCATGGTGGTGATGAGAACAGCACACAGGATATGAATGCGTTTATCCAGCATCTGGATGTCTATCTGCGCCAACCTTGGAAATGCTGTGTCATGGTGGTTCACCACAGCGGAGTAGCAGACAAGGATCGCTCCAGAGGGTCAACAGCCCTAAAGGGTGCATTGGATGCGGAATACAAGTGCCAATTGGATTCAGGTACAAAGACCATAGCGTTCGAATCCAAGAAGATGAAGGATGCGGAAATGCCATCCCCTAAGAACTTCCAGATCACCCAAGTTGATCTACCAATCAACAACAAAAACGGGATGCCAGTTAAGGGTGCATACCTGACAGCGGTAGACATTTCGGGATTAGTTAGCCAAGTGCAAAAGAAGACTTACCTCTCACCAAACCAAAAGCAAGTGATGGAATGCTTGGTGATGCTTGAAGTCAGTTTGTTTCAGAATCACCAACTTAGACCAGTTGGATACGATGAGTGGAGAGACTCAGCCAAGGAGCATGGAGTTAAGAACAACAGATTCTGGGAAGTAGTAAAAAGTATGATATCTAAGGATTTGGTGGTTGAGGTGGATGGTGGTTATCGGAGCAAGAATAGCCAGCCAAGTGAGGTGAAAGTTGATTGATTTGCATCCGAAACCATCCGAAGTCATCCGAAAGCGGATGGTTCGGATAATAAGGATAGCATCCGAATCATCATCCGAAGTCATCCGAAGTCATCCGAAACCATCCGAAGTCCGTCCTGCCAATCATCCGAATCCTTCCTCCTTAGTCTATAGACTAAGGAAGGATCGGATGGCGGACGGATCGGATGATCAGGATCGGATACGGGATTTGGCAATTGGGTTGGTGTTTGGTGAAGAGGGTAAGAAATGATTGAAATAAGGATTGAAATGAAGATTGTCTCAACTGCGAACTTAAGACTACATTGGGCTGTTAAGGCTCGTTTGGCGAAAAGTCAAAGGCAAAAGGCGTTCAACGCCTTGGCGAGTATTGCTACGCCGCCGCCATTACCTTTGACCTTGGTGCTAACGAGGATTGCGCCCAGACAGTTGGATGGTGACAACCTCCAGTCTGCGTTCAAGGCAACCCGTGATGGTGTCGCTGATTGGCTTGGCGTAGACGATGGGCATAAACAGCTTGATTGGCAGTACAGGCAAAGAAGCGGTGGTGCGAAGGTTTATGCTGTTGAGTTGGAGGTGATATGAGAGGCAGACCATGCAGAACGGATACTGTCTGGTTTAAGCGCAAACTTGGAGCATCCGAACGGAAAATCCTTTTGGTCGCTGGCCGTGGTGATCTGACCCAAGGATGGCATTCGTTGCTAGAAATCTATCAGAAACTATGGAACAACGGATACAGACCCAAGGACGATCTGGATGATTTCTTAGGCGTTGACCCGTCCGAGCCAGAAAAACCTGTTGTAGGCGGTTTTAATGCGGTTTGAGAGGGTTTTAACGAACTATTCTCCGTCTGGTGTCAGGTATAGCCAAAATGCACCACCCGACCCTTCCCCTTTTCCCGTTTCCCGACCGACTGGTCGGTCAATTAATCCAAGTTATCCACAGGGCAAATGATGAGTTATCCACAATTTCTTGATTCCTTTCTGTTAACTTACAAAATCCTGTGGGTAACCTGTGCATAACTACAAAATAACTTTACATAATGAACATAGTATTAAGTAGACAGGCAAAACTGTTAGGGTTTACCAGTAGGTCTTGCGTTTTGTCATGGGGGGGAGGGGGTCGGTCGCTGTCAGAGTTTTTGCTGTACCCCCCTCCCCTCACAAAAAGGTAAAAGGAGTAAAATTTTGTTATGAGTGAACTTGAATTGAAAAAAAAGGTTGGCAGACCGAAGGGTGTAAAGAAACTCACCATCCAGCGGTGGGCGGCGAATCCTAGCCTGTCGTTACCGAAGACGGATCACCAGAGGATCAAGGAGTTGAAAGACCTGATGATCAACTCTGGTGGAAGGGATGTGGCGCAGAAGGTGATAGAGATTGCGTTGAACGATGACCACCCTGGTCAAATGGCCGCCCTCAAGATGTGTTTGGATCGAACGCTACCGATCACCTTGTTTGACAAGGAAGCCAAGCAAAGGAATGCGGTAACGATTAACATCACGGGCATTGGTGAAGTGAACCATGCCCATACGATTGACGCTGAAGATGTGGAGGATAAGAATGGATAATCTTGTAAACCTATATGGGATGAGAACCCCCTATAAATCAGAACTTACCTTCTTTAAGGAAAGACCTGAAGTTGCTGGCATGGCGGCTGAAGACAATAAAATCATCTTAAATCCTTTTTCTACGCTTTCCCCTGAAGAGAAGATGGCTGTGGCAAAGAATGAGGCTTTGCGTATCTATATGCGACAAAACGAGATAAGCCCTAACTTTGATTTAACAGGATCACAGCAAAAGATGTTTGCGGGTACTGAATATGAAAAAGACCCTGTTTCTGCCAAACAATCTATCTTGGCTAGGATTCTTTCTAATGATCCTTCTGCCAAAGATGCAACCCTAGACCAAACCCTTGAGGCTCAAAAACTTCAAGAACAAATCATGCAAATGATGAAGAAGTAATGAGCGATTTAAACTTCTCCCTTCTCCCTTGGCAACAGGATGTTTTTGCTGACAAGACGAGGTTTAAGGTTGTTGCGGCTGGAAGGCGTTGTGGCAAGTCTAGGTTAGCGGCAACGACATTGATCATTGAGGCGTTGAAGTGTCCACAGGGATCAGCTGTGCTTTATGTGAGTCCTACGATGGGGCAATCTAGGCAGATCATTTGGGATTTGTTGTTGGATATTGGTCGAGAGGTGATCCAAGGTAGTCATGTAAACAACTTGGACATCACCATGATCAATGGCGCAAAGATTTACGTCAGAGGTGCAGACAGACCAGATACCCTCCGTGGTGTCAGCTTGACTTACGCCGTACTGGATGAGGTAGCTGACATTAAGCCAGAAGCGTGGGAGCAAGTAATAAGGGCTTCTCTGTCAGACAAAAAAGGCAGAGCCATGTTCATTGGTACGCCCAAGGGCAGAAACTGGTTCTATGACCTTTTCAAACTTGGCGAGACTGAGGATGATGATGATTGGAAATCTTGGCACTTCACAACCCAAGACAATCCTTTGATTGACCCAACTGAGATTGAATCAGCCAAGAAAACCCTGTCTACCTTTGCTTTTAAGCAAGAATACATGGCGAGTTTCACCAATGCGGGTAGCAATATCTTCAAGGAAGAGTGGATCAAGTACGGGGAAGAGCCTGAGTATGGCAGTTACTACATAGCCTGTGATTTGGCAGGATTCGAGGAAGTTGCTAAACAAGCGGCTAATTCCAAGAAAAGGCTAGACCAGACGGCTATTGCTGTTGTGAAGGTAACGGATGATGGGAAGTGGTTTGTCAAAGAGATTGTCTACGGGCGTTGGGACATCCGAGAGACTGCGGCAACCATCCTATTGAAGATGCGTGAGTACAAGCCTTTGAGTGTAGGAATTGAGAAGGGTGCGCTAAAAAACGCAGTTTTGCCATATTTATCTGACTTAATGCGTAAAAATAATGTATATTCGCACATAGTTGACTTAACTCACGGCAACAGGAAAAAGGCTGACAGAATTATCTGGAGTCTCCAAGGGCGGTTTGAGCATGGGCGTATTGTGCTGAACTCTGAGGAGGATTGGGATGAATTTAAAGATCAACTTCTTTTATTTCCCGCCATTGGAGTGCATGATGATTTGCCAGATGCTTTGTCATATATAGATCAGATGGCTGTCACCTCTTACTTTGTAGATGACCAAGAAGATGAGTGGGAGCCTGTGGACATAATTAGTGGGGTTTAAATGGCAACAGACAAACTAGAGCAAAACGAATTTTATGAGCCAACTGAGGCTGATAAAGAGTTGA